TCGGGATATGTTAGGTGTGATAGTGGTGATTTTAATTGTTCTGGACAATCAAACTCATGTCCACAATGTAAAACATTAAGTTGTTTTTATAATAGTCCGCCTTATAATGTATATGTGCCACCACCAACGAGAACATTAAGAGCAGTTGATCATTATAGTAATAGACCAGAAATAATAAGGGTTCCGGTATATAACAAAAAGGGAAAAATTAAAAAATATATTAAAAAGGTAATTACTAAAATAATTCGGTGGACAACTAATGAATGGACAGTTGTAGCAAATCCTTCTCCGAATGCACAAAATTCATATGGGTCTATTAGAGCAAATGTAGAAATGACATTTCAAGATAGAAGTGAAGAAGAAAATATATTTTCTGCTGTTTTTAAAATAAAAAACTGTTCTTGGAGATTTGATAGATTTTTACAATAAAAAAAATTATGAGTAGACAATTAACACAAGAAATTTTTAGAGAAGATTGCGTTGGAGATTCTTCCGGAAAACACAACTATAATCTATTATCGTTAGATACAAATATATGTAATATTTCAAGTCAATATTTTATTGTTCCAAATAATATTAATTCAATTTTTAATAATTTTATAGAAAATGCTGCAAGCTTTTCACAAGTAGTTGATTTATTTTTAGATCCAAAAAGATTTAATATAGTAAGTGCATCTGTAAATCTCTTAAGTTCATATTGGACAAAACATGAATTTTCAGTTCATTATCCATTAAATATATCATTATTGCAAAATATGACAGTTAGTTGTCCCACCGTTAATCAATTAAATGAAAAATTAATATCATCGGCAAAAACGTATTTAAATCAAAATTATTTAGCAGAAAATTTTGAAGAAAATACATATGCAAATGTAATATTTTTTCTTTATAATGTTCCAGTAAATCCTACAGATCCTAATAATTTAATTACTTCTAAAACAAGTCCAGAATTTTCCTTTAATGTTAGACATATGTATGCAGAATTTATAAAACAAGATGTTTCTTTGGGAAATGGTAAAATTTTTAAATTTAAAAACGTAGATAAAACGTGGACACTTGATTCAACTACTATAGGATCAACTGATTCTACTAAACAACCATTATTTATTCAAACAAATCCTCCACGAATTTTAACAAAACGAAATTCTATTAATAGCAGATCTGAAATAAATATTACAATATCTTCAAATACTTTTAATTTTGATTTATATTACTATGCAGTGAATTCTGGATATTATTTTTCAGGAATAAGTGATATAACACTTACAATAAATTCTGGAATTTATGTAGGAAGTGATTCTACAGATTCACCTGCGCTTACAATTTCGGGATTTAGTGTTGGAGATACTATAAAAATAATAAACAATGGAAACATACTTGGATATGGAGGAAAGGGAGGAGACGGAATAGATTTGGGGACTATTCCATCTAGTGATAACAATGGACAAAATGGAGGAGATGCTATTTTATTAAGATTTCCTGTATTAAGTATTGTGAATAATGGAATCATTGGTGGTGGTGGTGGTGGTGGTGCAGGAGGAATTGCTTCATATTCAGATAATAGATACCTAAAAGATTATTATAATTATAATAATAAAAGAGAACGGAAACAGTATATGAATTTCTCATCCGCCCTTGTAGGTGCTGGTGGTGGTGGTGGTGGTGGTGCAGGATACCTCGGAGGATATAACGGAGACGCTGGAATTTCTCAAGCAGCATCACAAGTAATAGAGCGGCGATATTTATGGACATTACAAGCTCCAGCACAGAATGGAAATGCAGGAACATTTTTTGCTGGAGGAGTAGGGGGAATCGGAAATACTCCTGGAGGAAATGGTGGCTTATTGGGTGTACAAGGAACAAGTACCGGAAAAACTGACTCCAGTGGAAATAAATATCCGCCCTTTGGAGGAAGTGCGGGATACGCAGTAAGAGGAAAAAGTTTTTTATCTTCAATAACAACAACAGTAGCAAATTCTTCTAAGTTAACAGGTGATGTTAGAGGTACAATAGCCGATTAATTTTTATGTTTGTACTATTTAATAAAAATAAAAATTTTATAGGATATAGTAATGATATTCCAGATAATTCTTGTATTTTAAAAAAAGAAATACCGCTTGAAACTTCTGATATTTTATTATGGAGATGGGAAGGGGATTATGACAATGGAAAAATGATTTCCAACGGAATGGGATATCCCATAGAAGAAATTGAATTGGAGAAAAATTTTTTAAATACTATAAACAAAAAATATCCAATAGAAACTCAAGTTTTAAATATAATAAAACAGTTAAAAAAAATAGTTCAAAATAATCAAAATATAATAGATGATGATTTTATAGACATGGCTGATTGCATTATAAATGCGGAAGATAAATACAATAAAAGAATTAATTATTATAAAAATTATTCCAAATTAATAACTAAAAATGAATCAGAGCAACAATTTAAAAACATCTTTGGAAAATAAAAAAGATCCATATCTAAAATTCAGATATTCCCGTGGAGTAGGAGATGTTATAGCTTGTATTTTACATAGTAAATTTTTTGGATGGTTAACAAAAATTATAACCGGAAAGTCCAAGCCATGTCAGACTTGTTCAAAAAGAATAGATGCATTAAATTCACTATTTCCTATATCATTTTGGAAATTATTTTTTAAAAATGCAGAACTAATGATTCAAGCACTTGATAAAGAATTATCAGAATTTGGATATGAAACAAGTATAACAGAAGATGGATTGGGCGTATCTTCATTTAAAGCTGATGTAATCGAATTAAAAAATACAGAAAATATAAATACTATAGATTATAATGAAAATGATTATATAAAAAATTATAGTTTAATTAATAGTGGAGAAAATATTTTAGGAGATTTTTTGATTAAAACAGAAATATATAAAAGAAAATAATATGGAAATAAAAATAATATCTACACAAACCATAACAAACTCTTTAGATTCTACTAGGGAATTTGGAAGTTTTTTACTAAAGGCAAATGCTATTATTCATATGATACATTGGTATGTTTTAAATTACAATTCGCATAAGATATTAGGAAATTTGTACGAAGATTTAGATGAATTGTTTGATACATTACAAGAAGAAATAATAGGAACAACAAGAAACAATGGTATTAGTTTTCCTAAAATTAATTTTCAAATTCCTCTTTTAGAATTAGATGATGTTTCTAGATTTGTAGATAATAATGATGAAATATTAAATATATATTTTGAAGTATATAAAGAAGTTACAAGCGTAATAACTTCAATAGAATTTAATAATTTTGTTACTCAGGTTAAAAGTGGAATACATAATACCGTAGATGAAATTGTATCTAGATTTAATAAAGCAAATTATCTTTTGTCTTTAGTTAAATAAGTCCCAATCCTTTATACAATTCATAAGAAAGTTCGCTATCTAAAAATCCTTCATCCCCAAACCAATATTTAGAAGTTGATAAATTTTCATTAATAGTTGTTTGTGGATTTTCCCAATCTATTAAACCTTCTAATTGTTTATAATCATAACTAGGAATGAATTCATAAAATTCATAATAGGAAGGCCAATTATAATCAGTTAGTCCTATAAAATTTGCTAAAACATCTACGGTGTATACTTGACATCCATTTATTTCTCCTGTTTGTATTGTTTTATATTTGTTTATAGACTTGTCTTTTAATATTACTGGAGTACCTGCTGTTATTCTATAGCATAAGGAAGTGATAATATCTCCTCTGTTTAAAACGTTTTGACTGTTAACTGTTGTATATGAAGTTTCTTGTAAAGATTTTGCTCCTAATAATCTAGATTGATTTATGCTAGCATAATCAATTACACGTTGAATATTAGGAGGAAAATTTAATCTAAAATCTTCGAAATCCATTCCAACTTTTTTAGCCATGTCATAAAGTTGATTTATATTGCAGTAATCAATGTCAGCATTATTTGAAACAAAATTTGCAATTTTTTCATATATAGAAACACCTAAATCATCATGCTCAAATGGGTATTTTCCGTATATAGAACCTAAAAAATTTTCAAACAAATTTGTACTTTCATTCAAAGAAGGCATAAAAGCCATTGATTGCATTTGTTCTGCCATATCAAAATCTTCATTTAATTTAAAAATAGTGGTGTCTTTATGTTCTGTAAAATCCAAGTAACGAGATTGTCCTGTTATTGTTTGTTTAAATGTATCTGTTGTAAAATAAGGAAGATGTTCTTTTCCGTATTTGTTAACCCATTTAAGACCAGTCCAATCTCCAGTTGCTTGTAAAGACTTATTCCATATAGAATAATTCATTACGGTTGGACTTGATTGATCATCAAGATAAAATGTAAATCCTTGTGGATTTATGTAAAATTTATTTAATATTTCTTTTGTATTTCTATCTAAAATATATATTTTATTTTCAATTGAATTTATAATATAAACTCTTCCCTTTAAATCACACCCAATACCTTCTAATGCAGTTTCATCGGTATTTATATTTGGATCAAACCAATCAGGAGCATATGTTGTTTCAGTTGTTCCTGACAAGTTTATTGTAAAAAGTGATCCACTATTATTATCTACAGAACCAACCCAACTATAACTAAAAGTAAACCAAGGGTTTTGGTCTATATCAAGAGTCAAATGATTTAAACCAATTATAGGATAAACAGAACTTAATAAAACTCCATTTGAATTTCTTTTTTCTAAAGAACATTCTTTAGTACTCCAAATATTGTTTGAAAGAGCAACCCAAACATTATTGTCTTTATCTACTGCTATTTCTTGTGGACAAGAACAAACTGGGTATGAATGAGAGTATAATAAATTTCCATTAGAATCATATTTTATTAAATATCCACTAGCAAAGTATGAATATGTAACCCATACATTATCTTCAGTGTCAGTGTCTATTCCCGTTGGTTCTATAATTCCATTTGCTTTGTTATTCAGCAAATTATAATCATATGGAGAATTTTCATCATATTCATAATATGATGTTTGTGCATACCAATCACCATCAATTGAAGGAGCAGGAGGAAATGTAAATCCAATGGCAGATGCAGGAGTTATAGCAAATAAAAAATTTCCATATCTATCGAACTTAAGCGTTGATATTGTATCATAAAGGGTGACCCATATATCCTGTTTACTATCTAAAACAACAGATACTGGAGATACTTGATCATAGGACCAAAATCCTAAATTATTATCAGAAACAACTTTATTTATGTCTATTGCACATAATATATCTCCTCTTGTTGTAAGTCTATAAAGATAATTTAATTCTGAATCTAACGCCCAAGCATGATATGTTGGAGACTGCATGGCTGCTATACTGCATATTCCATGAATACCAGAAAGTGCCATAGCATCTTTCGAAAAATCAACCTGATCATCATTAATGATTGGCATTTCAAATGTTTTGATAACAGCAACGTTCATGTTAGGAGTATCCATTGCTGCTGATAATACGGGATTGTATATGTACTGAGCAACAGTCATCAGCCCTGCTTCTGGATTGGATATCCATAGCATAGGATTATAATATTGTGTAGAAAGAGCAGGAAATTCTACATCAACACTTCCAGTAATAACCGAATTTAAAGAAGAAACAGTATTTGTGAAAAAAGTTCCCTTATAATAACCCGGAGTTTTATATCCTGTTTCATCTATCCATTTAAATTCTGTTGGTTGTGGAGTAAAATTTGAATCCAATCCTGTTGTACCTACATTTATAGATAGATTTCCAGATAGAGGAATGCTATGACAAAATGCATATTCTGGATTTAAAATTTTTATACCATTACTTCCATCGTTCCATTCATATTTGTCCGGATAAGGAATAATACTATTAGTATTTATTAATACAGGTTGTTGCGCTTGAGGCCATCTAGGATTTACATAATCTCTAATACCATTTTCGGTTATCCTGACATTATCTGGTGGTCTCACCATAAAAATATAAGGACATGAAACAGTTGCTAAACTATTTGAAAACCCCGGTAAGTCTCTGTCTGCATTTACACTATCATTAAAAGCTCTTATTCCACTTGTTCTTAAAGTTGCTATAAGTGTTGTATATGGTTTATCTTCTATAAAAAGATCATAATTGTGTATATCATCAATACAATAAAATTCAGCACTTCCAGTTACACCAGCCACTAAGCCTTCTCCATAGTTATTTATCTTTCCTACATCATTGGAATATATCTTATCTTCTTTTGGACTTATTGTTTTTATTGTATTTCCATCCAAATCCAAAAATCTATATTCTGGTCTTAAAAAGGACCACTTATTTCTAGGTTCTTGTGTTTGATATGATCTTGAAAATTGTGTCGCCAAATCGATATAATGTGGACCTTCCTTCGAAGATGTAAAATTTATTTTAAATGGATATCTATTATAATGTCCAGCAAATGTAGGTGGGGGAACAACATCAAAATATATAGACTCGTTTATAATAAGATTTACATTTAAATTAGAAGATAAGCTTACAACACCAGAAGATACGTATGCAAATAAAGAAATTATATAATTTCCCGGTAACTCATATATATGACTTGGATTTGTTTCAGTGCTCATTCCCCCATCACCAAAACTCCACAATAAAGAATATGAAGAAAGCGTTTGTTGACTATTTGTGGTGAATTGATATCTTGTTGCTCTAGCATATCCTGCATCTGGAGACACTCCAAAAGTTAAATTAGAATATGCAGCTTCTGTTATTGAAAATTCTATAATAGAAGAATTTACTCCCTCTGAATTAGTTAAAGTTACATAAGCATATCGCTTTTCGGCTTTAATCGGAGTTCCTACTAGTTCGCCTGTGTTTGTATTTATAGAAATTCCATTTGGAAGACCAACCGCAGACCATGTCAGCGGACTTGTTCCAGTATAAAAAATAAAAGCTGAAAAATAACTTCCAACAGTTAAATTAAAAGATTGTTTCGGAGTTATGTTCGGAGCAGACATTTTTTTTAAAAATCAACAGCTTTTATATATCCACTTGGTTCAACAATTTCTATTCTAGAACCAATATTATTAATATCATTAAACACCGGATATTGATAAAATCCTAGTGTAACGTTTTGTGTATAAACGGTGGAGTCTTGATTTGGGTATAAATCATTCCACAATAATATAGAAATTCCATTTACAAAAGTATTTGTATCATATCTATAAGTATCAACATTTTCTACTCCATCTATATTTAATATATCAGATGTTAATTTATATAAATCAATTATTTGTCCTAATTTAGAAATTTTGTGATTAAAAGTGTTTAAAAATAAAGTTTTAATATCATTAACAATAGCCGAAGACGCTCTTCTACTATTTTTATTTTTTGTTATTCTTAATTTAGAATTTACTAAATCATTTACGCTTGATACACCATTAATAGGTTTTGCATAAAAATCTAAATTCATATAAACAGGATCCATAACAACAATTTTTGATGTTATTGTTTTATTTTCATTCAATCCATTTATAATTAATTCTTTCTGTGGAGGAGCTAAAAAATCTTGCAATTCATTTTTTGGAACTGCATATACATATAAATTGTTAAAATTACAACTATTAGCAAATTTTATTTGATTTAATAAAATTTGATTTTCAAGTTGTGGATCGTTCAATCCTATTTTATATAGATATTTTATATGACCTCTCATATAATCATCATTGCTTATTACTTTTGAATCGGATAGAATATTAAAATAATTTGCTTCTATAAAAGATTCATAATCTCTATCGGTTACTAAACGATACTGAGATCTAAAGTTTTTTGGTGCGTTCAATCGAATTGAATCTACATTTTCATAATCAGAATACGAATTCGAAGGATATTCATTGGATAGTGAAATATAGCTCAACTGTTCGGTTGAAAGTTTTTCTTCATAATTAAAACTAATATCAGATATTATTTGATTGTATCGTACAGTATTGTACTGAACAAATTTTGAACTATTTAATCCATTTGGAGCAACACCAGAAGCATTCGGATTTATTTGCAAATAGTATACAGCAACTTGATCACCTTCATTTAATTTTTTTCCATTAATACCATCTCCGAATTGTATTTCATATCTAAGATTTTCATTAAACCTTGTTGTAAAAACATTTTCAGTTGCAGTATATAAAAATAAGTCTGAAACATTTGTCCATTCTTGCCATTTAATTGCATTTTTTGGTTTTACATATACAAAAATATTAAAATGATCAATTTGTATATTACTGTCTAATGCCAAATAAAGAATTTCATTGTCTATTCCAGCAGAATTATATAGTGGATATTCTTGAAAAGTTCCTTGATAAAGCAAATAGTTATTATTAACGTCTTCTATCTGTGAAGCAGCGTCTACTAGTTTTGAAAATGCTATATCTTTATTCGTGGAAAATTGACTTCCACCTACACTTATATAACTATACCTAGATATGAAGTAATTGCCTCTAGAAAGCCCGTCAGTGGCTCCTAAACCAAATGGAATGTTCTGCCCTATGCGACCAACAGGTTTATAATTTAAAAGCTTTACGATTCTATTCATGTTTTCATATATTTGAGACTCTGAAAACATACTTTCTGAAGAAGTTTTATTCAAATAATACAAAAGAGTTGTAAACGTATAACTGATTATATCAATAAAACCTGATAGGTTAGATCCTTGATAATTCTGATCAGTAAAAACCTTTCCTTGGTTTAATCGATTTACTATGATGTCTCTTATACTGACACCATCAAAAGCCACATAGGAATTTTTATTAAAGGGAATTAAGTCACTCATAAAATGTTTATATTATTTGCTTGAAAGTTTATTTGAAATCTATCAACCTTTCCAATATTTAATAGTTTATACACAAATAAAACATAATATTGATTTTCTTCAGGCATTGGCATTACTTGTACATTTTGCACTTCTATTCTAGGTTCTTGTGCAGCGGATTCAACTATGTTATTACCAAGTATTTTTGCTTTGAATTCTGTTATCCCTTCAAACAAATACTGGTCTAAAGATCCTCCAAAGTTAGGACTTAATAATTTTTGTCCTTTTTTTGTTGTGAATATATTATAAAGAGAATTTCTAATTGCATTTGAATCATAATCAGCAACAATATCGTTACTTTCAACTGTGTTCAAACCATTTCCAACATTATTATTCATAATCAAATCTAAGTGCAAATCAGTATATACATATTGATTTTCCTTTGTTTCCTTTGAAGGATAATTAGTAGGAGAATTTACTTCTCTGGGTTTTATAAGATTATCTATGTAAATAGCAGCCATGTATGGTAAATATTTATGATAAAAACCCAATATATATGAGTAAAAAATTTAATAAATTTGAAACTTTATGCGAAAAGGCATTTACACACCATTCTAATGGTGGATTTCGTACAAATACACCCGTAAAACTTAGACCCGAATTTTTTAATTCAGATTTCTACAAGACTCGTTACCAAACAGATTCTTTATTTGATACATGGTTGAGGGGATGTATTCAACAAAATCCTAATCTATTCTTTTTTATTCATGACATTGCAGCAAACAGCACGAATGTAAGTGCTAAAGATGCAACTGACTTAGCAGGTTCTAATTACACTATCTTAACATTGAAAATGGATCCAAGAACATTGCAAGCACCTACGGAATATAATGAATTTTCGGTTCCGGGTGATTTCAATCTTATTGAAGTATTGGATTTTGGTATAAATCTTCCTCCGGTTCAGGGAGTTCCTAATAAATACGAAAATTACGAAGCATATACTCAAAGCAAGCCTGTACCAGCAAATCCTGATGATTTCAAAGCATTAGGAAATCAACCAATGGACAATAAACTTCCAATGGTAAATACATCAATTCCTGCTTCTCCTGCTATTGCTAAAAAATATTTTACAGGTCCAACTCGTTCTAAAAAGAACGGTCCAAAAAAAAATAAAAAAGTAATTTAGATAGAAGCTTCGATTGCCAAAATGCAACAGAAGAAATTAATTTCGTGATCTAATACGAAATTATCTCTATACATATATTCTCCGAGATTTAAAAGAAACATCTTTTTACATTTTTCATCAATATCTGTACAATCATATACGTAATTGAACATATTGATCATAAGTTTTTGATAATCATTACCGAATAATTTTTCAGATTCGATTACAGTTTTCCTAATTTCTAAAGAAGACAATTTTGAAATCGCAAGCCCTTTAACTATAAAACTGAAAAGATCACATACTTGATTTTTTTCTGGAAATATAAGAGTTCCTGTTACAGAAAACTTTTGAAGATCATTAATAATTCTCCTCATATCAGGATATCGCTCTGTTAAAAATTCTGATAACTTAACTTTCATCGTATCAGAATCAAATTTAATATTTTCCTTTTGCAGGATTTCTATACAACGCTGTCCACAAGATTTTAGGGTAGGTTGAAGCTTAAACAATACACACCTAGAACGAATAGGTTCAATTATTTTATTTATATAATTAGCAGTCAGAATGAATCGTGTAGTATCAACATATTCTTCCATGACATTACGAAGCATTCGCAAAGAATCTCCTGTAAGGCCGTCTGCTTCCTCCAATATCACTATCTTCCTCTTACTATCAATAGAACGAGTCTGTGCGAAACTAATGACCTTGTTACGAATAGTATCAACGCCATTCTCATCAGATGCATTAATATACAAATACTGACATTTAAGAAGAT